CACGGATACGCCATGCCTTACACGACGCAGGGGGTGATAAGCGCGCTCTTGACTTATCAACTCGTTTAGTCACACGACTCGAATTTGACCTGGCGGAAGTGACAGGGTGTGGTGTCAAAGCCTTAATCAACGCATCCGCCAATGTAATAGCTGATATTGCTCTGTCGACATACATTCGAACGACAGTTGCCGGTCACGAGAGATGGAGAATAGAAGCAATGTGCCAAAAGATGGCAGACGTGTCAGCCTCAACATTTGGTCACCACCTATCTCATCCTCTCGTCGTGACAGATCCATATGTAAGAGCCCATCGTCTATATGAAGGGCCAGGTTACTGGGTACCTGTTAAGACACTCGTGAGTTCTATCATCTGCAGCGAAGCATCACAGAAGGTCCTAACAGCTCATGAAAGTTACTCTCTTCGTCCCTTAGCTGTCACAGTGGGAGATGCCCCAATGCAGACATACGTAAGCTTTTCAACGTACTTGACGCGTGTCTTACACTGGGGTCACTTGAGAAAGCATATCACAACGCGTGAGTTTATCCTAATGTATGACCGGTTTGTGCTCACAGTGACGAGGTCATCACGGACCGAGCAGGCAAAGATTGCAATGATCTCTGCTAGTATCAGAACGTTAGCAGATTGGTCAGAGAGATGTCATCAAGTTGAGCTAGCTCGAGAACTCCGGAGGATCATCACCGGTGGAGTAACACACTACGCCGTTGCGCCGGAAGAGCTGATGAGGTTGACCAGAGGGAGGACTGACAGGACGCTTATACTCAAGCCACAAACATTGCCACGCCATCCTGCAGTTGATGTGACCATTTGTCCGGGATCAATTGACCACACACCAGTCAAGACATACCTTGAGGCTCGTATCAGCAGTGTCCGATCCCTTGGGTCCCAGCCCAAGTCACAGTCATGTTGGGCTCTCTTCAGTGACCTCTTTGATTCTCGTCCAGTGCTCTGTGTTGGGGCAGGGCAAGGGACGGTCGCTAGTGTCGCTTTGACGTGTGGAGCCAAGTTTGTTTATGGACTTGATCTCCTTGAAGACACACCAATAGTACCACACTCGTACGTTAACTATATTCCACCTCTAGTACGAGGAATCAACGGAGACCAGAAGTACCTCCAACTACACGATGCAGTCGCCCGGTCAGGTGATTGGTTCAATCCAGAGGTGGTAGACTGTGTAGTGGCAGACATCCCAGAGGAGACGTGTGTAGTTATTGACATAGAGTTGGGGGGGTGCGGTAGACTGTGGGATCAGTGTCGGCAGTTAGTTGACAGGAGATGGGAAGGTCCGTTTATCATGAGGTCTTATGGGAGCCTGGGTGAGTGGTCAATCTTCTACACACAGTGTCGGGCTGAAGGACTGAGACCTCGCCTGCTATCAGGGGGCGCCCAAGGAGGAGAATCCAAGTGTGTAGTGGCTGCATTTAGCAACCTCTGTAACCGGAGGTACAATAGAGTTGGCGATTATGTGATCACCGCAGTCCCCTCGTGGGATTCAGACCCTATCAGATCAGGACCTGATGCACACTCACTTGGTCAGGCGGCGCTGTACTGCACCTACCCAACAGCTAACGAATCAGCCTTGGCTGTGTATAAGCGCCTGCGCTACCTGTACAAGAGGCTTGTAGGCGAGTACGCATCACGACCAAGTCACGAGTGGTGGACTAAGCTGCTGCTTGCTCTTGCTACGTTTTACTGGGCTCTCGAGATCAATTGCGACCTCACGACAATTCTGAAGTGGGAAAGCAGTGGGGAGGCGACTTTCTTCTTGTGGGGGTCAGGAACGGTCATTTCACAACTGTGGACAAGGAGGAAGACCAACCACATAACCAACTGGGGTGCACGGATCGCCTAAGAGCAAACCACCACACCCGACGGAGGAAGCCTCTACTAAGAAAAAACGCTACTTGCTTAAAACGGACATTTACACATCCTAACAGAACCGACCCTTAGGGCTTTAGGTTCATGGAACAAGAATCTAACTCTCTAGTTAAGTGGAACTTGAACTATGGAAGGGGATACGGGTAGCAGCTCGGTGGATTCAGAC